GCTAATAAGCGCAAACATAAAGTCAGCAGTGGCAGGAAGACCGAAGCTCTCCGAGGTGTCTTCAAGGCCCACATCACTAGCCCCGAATCCAGATCTTGTTGTTTGTGTCGCAGAGAAGATTGGCACGTTGAATTCCACTGCCAGACCTCTAAGTTCTTCTGCAATTGCTTTGACATACGTATACGAATTGACATTAGCCCCAGCCCTTAATCTTGATGACATACATATATTCAGATAATCGATATATATAACTTCAGGTATAAAATTTCTTTTCATTTTAAGTTCATTTAATAGATGTCTAAAATGACCAGCCCCTGCAGATGCTGTAGGATATTCTTTTATAACTAATTTACCTTTAGTCTTATCTGCAACTCTATTTAATTTTTTGTCAAACGCATCTTTAGGCAACATATAAAGCTCTTCCATCGATACATTTAATAAGTTAGCATCTATTCTTTCAGCTATCTTTTCTTCAGCCATCTCAAGAGTTATATACAAAACATTTTTATTATTTAATAAGTTAGCAGATGCACAGTGGCACATGAATAAAGATTTTCCAACACCTGTACCAGCTAAAGCTATATTCAATGTTTTATTAGGAACACCACCCCTAGTAATTTTATTAAGATAGTCAATATCAAATGGCAAGCGTGATTCTTTTCTTTGATAATAATCAAACCTATCATCAGAGTTTTCTATAAAATCATGACCAACATTATTATCAAAAGATGTACCTAATGCATCACTTAGGAGCTGAGGGATCGCTCCTTTATCTTTTCCATCATTACTCTTACCATCGATAATTTGTATAGAATCCATGATAGCATTGTATATGGTTTTTTCTTGTACCCACTTTTCAGCATTGTTAAGTAGCCATTCAATATTAGTGTCCTCATCGATGGTGAGACTATTGATGCATTCGATAGATGATTGATGTAACGTATCGTTGATATCAGTTCTATTATCCAAGTCAATAAGTAATGCTTCACTTGATGGTAGTACATTAAAAGTTTTGATATGATTGTCAATAATTTCATAAACTAATCTTTCTACATTATCACTGAATAATTTTGGATCAAGATAAGGTATAACCTTTCTTGAGAATTGTTCATTCTTTGCTAGATTTGATAGTATTGTTTGTTCTAAGTTCATCCGATTCTATACCATATAAAAATTCTTTTCGAGCAGCATCTTCAAGTCTAGCCATTATTTCCTCAGTAAAATATTTTTCAGGATCTGAGTTAATTGTCTTACCAAATACCTTTGATCCGTCAGGCAACTCAAATCTTGTAGATACTTTTTTAATTATACCATATTTTTCAGCTAATGGAAGTAAACCATAATATCTATCAAGACCTTTTTCATAATGTAACAATACTTCAACATCTTTATTTTCTTTAGATATTCTTGATTTATGCATTTTGCATTTAATAATGTTACCTACTATTTCTGTACCATCCCTTTCTTTTTTCTTAGAAAGATATGCTATAGAGGAAGCAGCATATTTTAATCCAGTACCTCCACCCATTTCTTTTGTCGGAATATAAGAACCTACTAACTCATATACATGATTGGTAACAATCATAGGCATTTTTACTTTAGCTAGTTTTAGTGTTAATACTCTAAATGTAGCTTTAATAACTTGAGCTTTAGTCATATCTCTAGTCTCTTTACCATCATTAGTATCTTCTAATTCTTTTGTCGTAGACATTAATCCCAATGAATCTAACACCATCATCATAGGAGGTCTTGAAGTTTCAGGTGATTTATCATACGACTCAATAACTTTGAGTGCGTGATGTCTAAACTTTTGAATAGTATCTGGTTCAGCAATAATAACTCTTTTTGTATCAATACCTCTTGATTCCATCATTTCTTTTGTTACAGCTGCTTCAGTATCATAATAAACAATACCACCTGTTGGATTGTTATCCAAGAATGATTTAACACAACTCAGGACAAAAAATGTTTTCCCTGTAGCTGATTCACCAGCAAACGCTGTTATCTTATTGTTAGGTATACCTCCATACAAACTACCACTTAATGCAGCATTTAATATAAAACTTCCAGTATCAACTGTTCCTGAAAATTCTGCTGATTGAGCTCCGTCAGCTGCTATAGATGTATCATCATCTTTTATATCATCAACAAGATTTCTAAAAAAATCACTCATTAATAGAACCTCTTAATTCTCTAACTCTATCTTCTAAGACACTAATAGTTGTATATAAGTGCCCAGTATCTTCAGGTTGTATTCTAGATTTAAGAATGGATATCTCATCCTTCAATATTATAATCTTATCAACCTTTTGGCCATTACTTGTCTCATTAAGATACATTAACTTCTCCTCATAATATTTTGTTAAACTTTTTATTTGATCCTGTAACTGATGAACTTTTCTATTAAGTTCACTAGTACTCTCTTGTGCCATATATTCGGCAGTGTAACGTCTTGACAAATCGCAGTTATCAGTCATATCTTACTCTCCTTATATTATATCATTATGAGTTTAAAGTCAAGTTAATTATACAAAAAAACTATCTAATGTTTGAGGTGGTTCTTCTACATTCCATCCAATAGCATTCATAATCGTTTTTATAGGTTCTAAAAATGACTTATCAAATTGTGTATTAAAATCTATATATTTATGTAACCCAAATTTATTAGGTAAGGTACTAGATACAGAAATAACATTTTCCCTAACAGGATTAGGTAACAGTAGGTAACAAAACTTTATCTTATCACCCTCTCTAATTAACTCAAACTTGTTTCCAAGTTTACTTTTTTTTAATAATTCGTTATATACTAAAGCACCTCTTACATGAATTGGTGTACCTTTTCTATATATCATAGCCGCATCAGTATACTTTGATACACCTTTACAGCCACGTGGAAAGGCAACATCATCGAAAGGAAGTTTCTTAAATGCTTCTTTAAAATCCTCAATAAATTTAATAACAGCTTCTTCATCTTTATTAATTATAACATTAATACATTCTTTAATTTTTAATCTACAAGCAGCAGGTGTAGAAGATCTAACAGCTTCGATTCCCATCATCTTTAATTTAGGTTCTATATAACGAACTCCTTCACTATCAAATACATTCATAATGTATCTTTTCTTAGCTGTCCATATAGCTTTGTTAGCTATGTTTTCTCTTTTCATTACCATCTTTTGATCATATGCATTCACATATGTTGAGAGCTCTTTATAAGATTTATCAATGTATGGTTCTAATTGAGTTTTACAAACCTTATCTAACCAATTTACAGTTTCTTCAATAGTGTGATTAGGATACGCTTTAGTGACTAAATCATCCAGTTTTAAATACATTGAATCAGTATCAACAGCTAAAACATAATCGACATCAGTAGTATCCAATAGCTTATTAAGATAGACATTAATTTTAGTTTCCATCCACTTGATTGATAGTTGACCACCTTTAGTAATTGACTCAGCATATTTCAAATCAAACCATCTAAAATACTTATTACCTAATGCTCCATAAGCACTATTCAATTGAATCTTTTTAGCCATCTGCATATTATTACACTGAGCAATAGTTTTTTCAAGATCATAAGAAGGATTTTTCTCATATAGTTGTCTAGCTTCTAACATCTTTTGTTTCCAAACTGTACGATCATTATACATGTTTTGCATTAGACTTGGAAGAAAACCAATATGATCTTTTGAGTATAGATCTCCTGTAGGGGCAATACAAGCATTATTATTAGTTAACATTTTTTTATACTTGTTCCACTCACCATCAATTATTTCATCTATTGTTGGTGTAGATCCTACATGCTTCATATGTGTTTCAGGTGATATATTATATTGCATTATTAAATGTGGATACAATGAGTTTAAGTCAAATGATACAACCCAATTGTGCATTCCAACTTGAGGATCCTTTACATATGCTCCATCAGCTTGACGTTCTTTATCTGAGACTGAAGATTGTGGAATAACAATATTATTATCCATTAAGTGATTATGTATAATCATATCCCACATACGTACAGAGCCAAATACATCAGAATAATTCACCTTACCATCATAGGCTATTGCATATGCTTGTTCAATTAATTTTAACTTATCTTCTAATCTATCAACTAGCTCAACGTCTTTTATATTATAGTCAATAAACTTTTCATAATCATTTTTGTATAGTTCAAGTAAGGATTCAAATTCAGAGTAATCAATCTTACGTTCATTTAATTCAACTGTAGCTATATGATCAAGTCTATAAGATTCCTGCATTACAAAAGTAAACTTCTTATACAATTGCATATAATCAAGTATAGTAACTCCTAATGGATTATATACATTATTATCTTTACCAGCTATCGTTATTGTTCTTTCACGCAATATTTCCCATGGAGATAATTTTTGAGCAAAGTCTTTATCAATTATCCTTGCTATCCTATTAATAATATATGGTATATCAAAAAATTCAACATTCCATCCTGTAACAACATCAGGATCAATAGCTCTCCATGCATCAATAAACTTTATTAGTAAATGTTGTTCATCATGACATTTTACATATGTAACATTTTCTTGCTTAGCTTTATAATCACCACAACCAAACACATAAAACTTTTTCTTAAATGACATTGTAATAGCTGTAACAGGTTTGTCAGCAAGGTCAATAGAAGGGAATCCCTCATCTGCTGCAACCTCTATATCTACATTTACAACTCTTATATCCTCAACATCATATTTTATCTCACCAGGATAAGCATCATTAATATAAGGATATTCAAATTGAGTCATACCATAAAATGGTGTTAGTGTATTCTTATAAGCCTGCATCTTCTCTCTAGCTTTAGATGGCGAATCATAATATATTTTATCGACAAGTTTACCTTGTAGCGTACGATATTTAGAATTATTATGCTTGGATTTTATAAAGAGATATGGCTTACATGTATCTCTGTATTGTACACGTCTTCCTTTATGATATCCTCTAACTAAAATATCATTGCGGTTCATATATACACTTGTGTAAAAGTTTGTCATATTCTTATATTACAATCTATAGTATTATAAGTCAACAATTAATTTGCTACAGCTCTCATTCTTTCAACGAGTCGTTTTGCACGATTAGGTACTTGTTTGTACCAACGACTATCAACCATCTCGTCTGCAGCACGGTTCCAATCTTTTGCTAGTATACCTGCTTTCATGCCTTTAAACCTAGATAATCTTGGTCTACCCATGTTAAACATCATATTAGCAATAATTAATTGTACCTCATCAGGTAACTCTTCAAAGTTTTTATACATTTTATTACAATCACTTATAACAGTTAATACATCTTTATTAAAACATTCGATAACTCTTTGACTTGGTACTGGTGTTCCTACAGGTGCTTTGTACTCAGGATCTTTTTTTGTCACTAAATGACCAATACCAAATGTTGGAAGTCCAAGATGGTCGAGGTATATTTCTTGAACACAGCCCTCGTCAATTTCTAATTCTTTTCTTAATTGATTAGTATTCATTACAATCTCCTATCATCAATAATAAAAAAATAAGGAGCAATAAAAACTGCTCCTTATATATAGTTGTCTAATAACCTTTTCTTTTCAGATTCTTTTCTCTTCTTGCTAAATCAGCAAAGTCCACTGACTTACCTAAATATCTTTCAATTTCATTTTGTTGATATTTACGTAACATACTATTCAAGAATGATAATAAATTACTCATTTAAAATCTTTCCTTCTCACTTGCTCATTTAACATATGAGTTAAACTTGTTACTGTATGATCTGGATACTCATGTATTAATAATTGAGCTACATGTCTATTTACTGACATCTGTCGCCCAATCATAAATGCTACGAGTACTCTTTTCAATCCAGCTTTAAACCTTTCAAAAAAAGTATTAAGAGTTTTCCCGCAATAGTTCGCGGTTATTGTTAGTGTTGTCATATTGACCCCCGAGTTGATTAATTTTAATTTTACGGGGACGCATTTCTTCTGGGATACGACGCTCTAAATGAATTACGAGCATACCGTCCTGAAGATCAGCTCCTTTGACTTCTACAAACTCTGACAGCCTAAAAGATCTCTCAAATTGTCGACCTGAGATTCCTTTGTGGACATAAAGATCCTGATCTCTTCTTTGTGATCTATTACCTTTTACAGTTAATATACCATCATGAGTTGAGATATCAATATCTTCTTCCTTAAAGCCTACTACAGCTAATTCAATAAGATATTCATCATCAGAATGTTTTATTATATTGTGTGGTGGATAATGATCCTTTTGATGATGAGCTGCTAAACGCTCAATGTCTCCAAAGATGTGATCGAATCCAACAAACGCGGAACGTGGAAATTTAAAAGTAGTGCCTGTCATATGTACCTCCTTATGCAAGCAAGGTTAATTTATACGGCTCGCCTACTGCGACACCGTACTATTATATATCTGTTCACTACTCTTAAAAGTCAACAGATATAATAATTTTTTTTATTTTTCTATGATTTTTTTTAAGTCTGGTTCAAAGAATTTTGGACCCTTCATCACTTTACCATCATTTCTATATATTGGTTTACCATCTTCGCCTAACTTTGACATATTAGATGCATGAACTTCTTTAAATGTTTTATCTAAATTAATACCATATGTATGACCAGCACCATATATTACATATAACATATCAGTAAGAGCATCAGCAATTTCAACCATATCTCTTTTATTAACAGCCTCTTTAAATTCTTTAAATTCTTCATCAATTAGTTCTACTCTAAGTAATCTAGTTTTATGTTCTGGCCACTTTGGTTTCCTATGTACTTTTTGGCCAAACGCTCTCATAAACTTTGCTACACTAGTAAAGTTACTCATATTATACTCTCTTTTTGCCTATATTATATTTTGGTGTAAGTTCCCATTGATCTTTATACTTATGAGATATTATTTTAATTTTATTCAATGGTAGCTGTGTACTGAATCCTGGACTATCAGGATTCACTATCTTAACTAAATCCCATTCTTCTAATAATTTTATTATTGAATTTCTTCTACCAATATCTTCTTGAGTTATGGTTGATGGTTTTCCATCTAGAGCAAACAGCTCCTTAAAGTGTACGATATAATACCGACCCTGTTTGTGTAATATATGACAACTTTGAAATAATGTATTAGTACGACGAGATGCTACACCTATTCTAGTAAGTGTTTCTCTAACTTTTAAGAAGTCATCTTGTTTTTGCAGAGTAACTTCTATCATATTGTCTGTTGAATACATTTCAACCACCTTTTTCTAATTTCTTTCTAATTAACTTTACATCTTCAGTAGAAAGTATAGACAGTGCTTGATATGCCTTTGTGTAAGAATATTGAAAATATTCTCTAATAATATCGATGTCATCACTTTCATCCTTTTTAGCCCATTTTGAGAATCTCTTTTGAGCTCTAATACTATTTAGAAAATAATCATATTGGAGTTTATTATCAACCTCATGTCTAATATTCATTTCATTAGCATAAAGGATTGTATCGATATATTGAGAGAAGGCCTTATTAGTTAAATAAGGTTGATATAATGATTCAGCAAGTTCATCATTATCTGTATCCTTCATCATATTATTCTTTTTGTGACTTAAACTATTTACATATTCGAAAGCACTCATTATTGAAACTCACATTGAACCATTATTTCAGTTAAACATGCAACAGTATTAATTTCTTGATCAGCTGCAAATGCAGATTTATATTGATAGTCTGCAAGGATAAGAACTAACTTAGGTATGGTATTAGTGGTTATATAATTATTGGATTTATCATATATCTTTCTAAATAATACTGTTGAATCCTGGTCAATATTTTGAGCAACCCATTTTCTCATATCAGTAAACTTTTTATTCTTAAGAAATTCTATTAAGTTATCTATTGATACATCTTCAATTCTACTTAGAATACCTGAATCAATTGCACCTGTTGAACTATATCTTTGCAATTCATTTAACACTCTTCTCCAATCAGGAAAATGTTTATTAATGAATTCTGCGACAACTTTCGTATCATGTACAACATTCTCTTCAGATAATATATTGCACAATCTATCCCAGAAGTTCTTAGCCATCAAAGGACGATCTGATATTGGTATAGTAAAATCAATAACACTACATCTTGAATGTAATGGTTGAATAATTCTATTCTTAAAATTACATGTTAGAATAAATCCACAGTTTTTAGAATACTCCTCCATAAAGTTTCTAAGTGCTGGTTGAGTAGAATTAGCATTTAAATAATCAGCTTCATCTAAAATAACATATTTTCTACCTCCACTAAATGAAACTGCAGAGGCAAAGTTTCTTATTTCATATCTTAGGGTATCGATATTACCATTCATACTACCATTGACTATAATATAATCACATTTAAGTTCATCCAACATAGCTTTAGCTATTGTCGTTTTACCTACACCAGGACCACCAGATAATAATAAGTTCGGTACATTATTCTGATTTACAAATTGCTGAAAAGTATTTTTTAGATCATCTGGTAATATACATTCGTCAACAGTTTTTGGACGATATTTTTCAACCCAAAGAAAATCCTTATTGATATCTTTGGTCATATTATTCTCCAAATGTTGAATTAACCTCAGTTGCTATCCAATATATCATCTTAGCCCCTAGCTCATTTGTGCTAGTAAACTTTGCTATACCTTTTGATGATATTTCAATTCTGTAATCCTTGTCGATTAACTTTAAGTTTTCTATCTTAAAAATAAACTGAAAAGTTTTATCTGTCTTGGATACGTTTTGTGTGTATGTATCTGCTGTTGGATTCTTTGAATCTATTGCAGCTATAGATATATTAGTACCATCCCCTATAACAGCTATTTCTGGTAGCTGCATAACTCCTGATGCCCTTAAAACATTATTCATATCATTCCAATCAACATCTATAATAACATCAGGATTAGGAAATGCAATTTCCTTTTCAGGAGGAGTTACAATCATAGACTCATCTGCAAATGTATAGTTTACTGATCTTCTTGTATCTTTAATTTCCATATGAGTTGGTTCAAAACTTATAATAGGTTCTTGAAATAATGAAAGAACCCCGAGGAATCTAGAAACTTCATATATTCCTCCTGTAGCTTCAAATTGTTCATCTGTATTAGCAACTGCCATTATTGTCTTCTGCGGTGAGACTGTTGCTATAGTTTTACCAGGTTTAATTAATAACGATGGATTTATTGTTGAAAAGTTCTTTAGAACATTCAATGTGTCTTCACTTAATTTCATAATTTAATCTTTCAAATAGTATATTATATTAGGCGTTAGGTTTACTTGGTTTTCCTAACTTACTTTTATCAGCTGTAGCAGCTACATCAATAGTAGCTAAGTCAGCTAATGACCCTCCAAATATGTATGCACCAACATGTTGTAACTTCATCCATGGACATAACCATATTTTTAATCCAGCTTTTCTAGCCCATTGACAAAACATATAATCCTCTGATAAATATCTCTTTGTTTCTTCATCAATAAGTGCTTGGAAGTACATCATTATCTCTCTACTTCCATCGAAGTGTTCTGTTCTAACATGATCAGGTAAATACATTAACTCAGGATACTTCTTAGCATATACTTCAAACGTATTTCTTCTAATAAGCATAAACCCAGTTCCACCCTCTAGCACTTCTGTTGGAGTATCAATTCTAATTCTTCCTCCACCACCAGCTGGATTGAAGACATAATCACCAACAAACTTCTCTAATGTATTAGGATCTTCATCAGCGATACCTTTATCTACTGCAGCTTTAACTTTTTCCCAAGATATACATTTCTTAGGATAAGGACCACATAAAATGTCCATAGGTTTACCATCATCTATTTCAGGATGACCTTCAGATAAGGCTAACAATGTTATTACATCCTTAGCTTCAAAGCCAATATCAGAATCAATAAAAATCATATGAGAACAATCAGATCTTAGGAATTCATCAACACAGTAATTCCTAGCTCTAGTAATAAGAGATTCATTAAATAAATAATAGAACCTTATTTCTATTCCATGCTGAGCACACATAGCTGATAAATCATTAGTAGATTTACAAAACATTCCTGCACATTGACCTCCATACATAGGAGCTGCAATAAATAGTTTTCTCTTTCTTAATTCATTAATATCAATTTGTATTTCCATTATTTCCCATCCTGGTATTGACCATCATATTTGTGATTAGTTTCAGCTTGCAATGTTACAAACTGTGCTATTCTTGTTTTAGGTGATAAGAAAAATTCACCTGATCCTACATGCATAACTCCACCTATAAAGTTTTTGAAACCACTATCATATAAACCACTTGTAATAAAAATTCCATTTCTATTTAATGTAGATCTTGCTATTATCCATCCTGCAGTACCTTCTGGTACTTCGACGTAATGCTCTGTTTCAAATTCATAGGATCCAGGATAAAGATGCCAGACTAGTTTATCTTTATCCTGAGGATCTTGAAACAATGGAACTTCAGTTTTATGTCTGTTTTGTTTATGACCTTCTGTTAATACAAATGGCTCACTTGTGATCATTAATAACTTAGATACTTTTAAATCAACTGCATTAGGTTGAATGCAATCATCTGTTAAATCTGACACAAAATCTTTAGAGTGTACTATCATTTACTTCACCTTTTTCATTATCATTAGCATATAGCATCAATACGATATAATGAATAGCTTTGAATAAATCCTTACGATTCCTTCCATTCTTTTTACCATATCTAGCTAAATATTTTATAGCTGTATCTCTGGCAGTAGTATCAAGACTACCTAACGAGTACCAAAAATCAACTGTTTGTACATCTTTGTTACCAACATAATGCTCACCATATGTTGACTGAATATATTGTTTCACTTCATCTAATATAATATTTTCATTATATTTCATTATCTAACCTCACATTTAATATACTTTAGTATCCTATAAAATAACATAAATGTCAACAAAGATAATTCCTTGATAGCTTATCAATATATTCCATATTATCAATTGCCATTTCAAGATTGTCAATTAACTCAGTGGAATAATTGAAATCAACTTCTAATTCAAATTTACCATCTCTACGACCTGTAGGGGTTCCATCGAATCTTTGACCGTTTAAACCTAACCATATAGCAGCAGAAGAGTCCCATGTATCAATATAATTCTTAAAAGGATTCATAAACATTATTTCATTAGGACCATCTAACATACCTAATAAATGTATTTTAATATCTTTGGATTTCAAATGATCTAATATACCCTCTTCTTTTAACATATACATTAAACGTAGACGTGAATTAAATCTTTGTAGTTTGTTACCTGATTCTACATTGTATGCAAGAGGAGCTGCTAGTATAGATATTCCAACGTAATCAATATAATTAGATTGTGTTGCATGTCTAAATCCATATATTAAATCTTCAATGTTTCCAGTTTCTCCTTGTGGAACATAAAAAGTTTTAAATCCAGCTTCTCTAAATACTGGACCTAACATTGAGGATGCTTCAATAGTTTCCATAGATTCAGATCCTGGATAATCTGACATCACTATATAATCTGCATTAATCTTTTTTCCCATGTCTATTAATTTACTGGGATCATACATTTCTTTTTTCATCTTAAACATCTCAAAAGCAGAGTTATCCATAATTAATGTACAATTATATCTTTCTTTTTGGTCTAAATAAAAGTCAATATATTTTTGATCCTGCTCTATTAAATGAGCAAGAACAAGATGTACAGGTCGTCCATCTGTAAGAGATAAATGGGGTGTAGGGGATATGTGGCAAAAGTCCATAGTCTTTTTCATAATATAAAGCCTCAATAATGTTTAATAATTTATGTAACGTGTTGTATCTTTGTTGCTGTATGTAATGGAACAAGATGCATATTATTCTTATGATGTACTTTAGCATAAGTATGAGCACCCATTCTCATCATTCCATCATATTTACCTGTAACAGATTTACCTTTTTCATTAGTATGTGTTACAGCTACATGACCACCTTTTGTTTTAGTCTTACGATGTAATGATTGTAATGTTTTCTTATTACTATTGTATGCTTTTGTAGCTTGATCTTGTTGAGCTGACATACTATCTTCAGATGTAGCTTGAGCCCTCTTCATTTGATCAGGAGTAGGAGCTCCAGGAGCACCTTTCTTTCTCATCTTTTCTCCAGAACCTTTTTTGATTCTTTCTCTCTTTTTGTGGATATTATCCCAAAGACTTTCATCTAAATATTCTTTATACGTTTTCATTTAATTATCCTTTGAATAAAAAGTTGATGAACCATTCTCATCATCTTCACTTATTTCTATAGTTAAATCTCTATTAGGATATTTATCTTTTATTATAATTGCAAGTTCATCAGAGATCATCTCACAGGATTTATAATCTAGGTTGAGCACTTGCGTACTATAACTGCTTTGCTTATCATCTGTTCCAACAGTGTACAATCTTTGCAACCATCTGCTGAATTGTATAAACTCGATTTCTCTATCGTCATGAAACACTTCGATTGACACCCTGAAATAAAACATATGACGATGAGGATACCCAAGAAACGACACATCGTCCCATCCTCCTGTAGCTAATTTAGGATCATCTAAAGCAGCAGGGTACTTGTGTATTCCTTCTTTTTGAAACTTAACCCATATACTTTTCTTAGAATTCTTTATCATATTGGTTTCTCTCAATCTCCTAGACATGTATGCGAGATGTCTCTCATCCCGCATTTTTATTTTTCATTCTAGCTACTGACATAAAAGAATAATTTTTCTTTCTTTCCCAAGCAGGAAGTACCATATAGTCTTTTGTGTAATCATAACTATCAGCCATCTCAGGTACACCATAATATACAATCCAACCTGTATTAGGATTCACATGAAATATTCTATCACATTTAAGAGCTTTTTTACCTTGAAACCATTTCTTTTCAATACGAATATTACCCTTTTCATCCATGTTATTTTTTACATCACAAGTATACTCATTTGCCCATTTAGGATTCTGAAACGAAATATCAATTCCTTGTATTTGCTTCTCTTTATCATCTTCATGATGAGTAGCATACCAACCCCATGAGTTGAATACATCCATCATAAATAATTCACCTTCAAGGCCTTTTTTACCCATAGGTCCAAATGCTTCTTCTGCAGTTGGTGTCCATTCTTTAGTTCGTCTATCTGACATTCATATTCTCCAATATATAAATTCTTTTTTTAATTTCTAGGAACTTCTTCGAGCTAATATCTTCGCCAGCTCTCATCCTTGCAAAAAGTTCTTCTCTCTCATCAATTAACATTTCGAGTTCACTTTTCTTAGGCTTAACAACCTTAATAGGTTTATCTTGAATGGTTTTTTTCTTAGGCACTTTTCACTCCTTTTCATTATTATAAACAAACTCACAATACCTTTTAGATCAGTATTGTGAGGGTAGTATCTATTGTGGATTATGATTCCTTGAGTCCTACCAGACTTGTAAATCTCCGTTGATGCCGTACCTACTGTACTCTCTTCTTCACCAACTCAATCCTTACTATCGCTATGTCATTTTATATATTCCTTTATCTTAATCTTTAACTATAATTAAGTATCACATATAAAAAGATAAAGGTCAACAGTTTTTTTCACAAAAACAACATTTTTTTTAAATTAATTATGTTCTTGTACCAGCAAATGTTTGTTGCATTTTTATATAATCTAAGAACTCATTTTTTACAGATGGATTGAAGAATTGTCCACGAAGCTCAGTAGTTTGTGTAAGTGAACTGTGAGCATGTACACCTCTATGTTCCATACAACCATGTGTAGCTTGTACATAAACAGCTAAGTCTTTTGTACCTGTATACTTTTGCAATTCATTAGCTATACTCATAGTAAGTTCTTCTTGAAGAGTACCACGATTAGCACACCATTGAGCAATACGAGCATACTTAGATAATCCAATAACTTTTACACCAGCAAGTAGTCCTATGTAGGCTACACCCTTGACAGGCTGATGATGATGAGAACACATTGATATGAGTTCTGCTCTAGTAACAATAATACCTCCATATCGTGTATTAGGATCTACATTAGGAAAGGCAGTAACTTTTGGTGCTTTCTCATATCGTCCACCCATAATCTCATTAATATACATCTTTGCAAGACGACGAGGTGTGTCCATTGAGTTAGGATCGTTATGACGGTCAATCAACAAACTATCTAATACACCTTCAAACTTTTCTTTCAGCTCCTCTATAAGAGCTAGTTTGTTCTCTTCTGTAATATATTCTGATATGTTATCACCAGCCCAATATCGCTTACCATCTTTTTCAAGTTTCTGTTTAATAATATCAGAGACACCATTACCATTTTTATTCATTAATATAGTCCTTTTTTACAATTGCACTGTTAGCACCATGTTCTGCACATTCTACACTTTCAACCCAACATCTTCCATCTGTAAGTTTTTTAATTAACTCATCTGCATATTCAAAAGCATGCTGTGCAAATTTTTCAGCACCTACTCCATCAAATATTGTAAGCTCTGCAAGCCCATCTTCTTCTAAGACTTTAAAGTGAGTCATATATGGATCACTTTTGTCTACAACTAACTTATGATCAAAACTATCTACTAACCATTCTTTAAGTGGTTTAAGACCTCCAAAGTCAACTGCCCAGTTCTTATCATCTAATTCCCTACACCCAAATACAAATGTGAATGCTAATGAATATCCATGTAAGAAAGAACAATGAGAATGAGAGGCCTTGGGTTGTCTAAACACTGCACTCAATCCAATTTCATGACCATATTTTTTAGTTGATAAGTAAACCATTATATCTCCTATGTTCCTATCGCGTTTCCAAATAGATATACATGTACTCTTGCACTTACATGATATCCTCTCTTAAAAGCTAATTCAGCTACTTTTCCTGCTGTATCCACTTGCTCTTCTTCTCTAGCTCCAACAGGCATAATATATACAGGATAATCTACACCTTCAGCTCTAAAACTTTCCAATACTTCTTCCATCTCGTCCCACTGTTCATTATCTGAACCCATAACAAATTTTAAATGACCTCTATCAGTCAACTCTCTATAAACACTTACCAACTCAGGTTTTATAGCTTTCTCTCTTTTCTCTCCTGCAACAGACCATAACTTAGGACTCAAAGACATAAATAATTCATTCTGAGCCTCATGTTTCCAAAACTCTATAAAGTCATCTCTTAACTTTTGTGTACCATTAGTTTCATAGGTTACAGAACCAGGAATATTATTGTCATTATAAAAGTGTCTCAACATCTGTACACTAGCCATCTGTGCATGAGCCATTAAAGGTTCACCTCCAGTAAAACACATATGTGATTTCATCTTACTTATAGGATGTAGAAACGTACCTTCTGGATTAGTTTCATTTGAAGCACATTCCTTAATTACTTCACATAGTTCTTTAGGTGTCTTTTTACCCATTAAATGTTTAAACTTTTTACTCCATGTATAAGAGCTATCACAACCCTTATCCCACACAGGTAAATCCTCAACTCTGTTAACTGTAGTAGCATCAAAACTTTCAAAAGGTAATTCATATGTTTCAGGTTTAGTAGGAAACAACTGACCAAAACCATTACATTGTAAATTACATAAAAAGAATCTTAACCAAAGAGTGTGCACACCTGTATATGTACCCTCTCCTTGAATACTGTCAAAGACTTCAGAATACAAATATTCTTTTTCACTCATACTAGCTCTTTTATACTTTGTTTATCTATTTGACTATTTTCTATCTGTCTAATAATTGGTATTGTACTATAGTTTGGATGCTTAGTCAACTTTTTTATTGCAGCTTCTTTATGAAATCTATTAGCTCTTTTAAAAAATCCTATACCATTTATGTAGTCCATTTGTTGTAATGCATATCTAGCAGTCATTCCTGTAAATTTCTCAACAGTAATAGTTCCAGCAGGATCATAAAATCTTAATCTAATATGTTTCGGTCTTTTTATCTTCATCACTAGACCTGGATGAGATACATCCATTTCATCAAGAACTACTAATTCATCGGATGTTGTGGTTATTTTAGGATTAAAGCAAACTAATTTAGGATCTGTATTCAGTGCAAATACACTATACGGCAATCCAATCTGAGAAGCTCCAACAGCTGCAGCTTTAAAATGAAGAACGTGATTTACTAATAAGCCAGCCAATTCTTTAGGATCAGTTTGAGGATTGTCGAATTTAAATTCTTCAGTAGGTTTTTTTAATAGTTCATTATCTTTTGCAATTTTTATCATGATGCTATCCTTGAGAAATTTTTAACTTTTTCAAATTTTATTACACTATGAAACTTATCGAATAGTGCATCACCTTTATGACTAATAATAAATAAATTTGTATCAGCTGTAAGGTCATTAATTATTTTTAAGAATTCTTCTGTACCACTATTATCTAAAGATGAGTCAAATACTTCATCCATTAATAGTAAATTAGTACTGATACTATTTTTAATTTTAGCTATAGCTCTCCAAGTAAATAACAATGCTAGATCTATTCTCATTTTTTCACCTTCTGAAAATGAGTCGTATGTAAAATCATCCCTGTACCTTGATCTAATTTTCTCATTAAAATTCTCATCCAATTCAAACTTGACAAAAAAATCCATAGCAGCAAGATACTTATTAACTAATTTGTTTATGATAGGAACATATTGTTTAATTATTCTTGATTTGATACCTGAGTCTCTTAGTATCATTGATGCATTATCAAGTAAAGATTTTCTTTCTATTAAATTGTTCTTCTGTATTCTAAGCTGACCTAATTCTTTTTTTAGCTCTTTTAGAGTCTTATCAGCAGTGTTATCATCAGTTTGTTTCTTTTTAATATTATCATTATCATTCTTAAATTCATCTATAAGTCTTGTAAGAGCATTAATAGATGATTGTATATGACTATACTCCTTTTGCTTAATATCAATATTTTTTATAACATCGAGAATACTATTCATAGTTTTATTCGTATTCATAAATTCTTCTTTTAATAAAGATAAGCCATCTTTCGATTCACTTAACTTTTCTTGTTTGGAAGACACATGATCACATTTAAATTGTTCATCAATATCTTGATGACAAGTAGGACAGTTTTCATGGTTGTCAAAAAAAGATATCTCTTTTTCTAATGTTACTATTTTTTGTTCTATTTTAGTTTCAATTTTTGACATCTTATTTAATTTGTCTTCAATTTTATTTTTGTCACTAATATCTTTTTGTAACGTATTAATTTTTATATCAAGTTCTTCTAATTCTTTATTAAACAATTGTATCTGTTTATTGTTATCCTCTATTTTTATATTATTATTCTTTATACGTTCTTCATTATTATCAGACAATGACTTAATATGATTCTCTTGTAACAAAATTTTGTCTTCAGATCCATTAATTTTATAATCATTTTCCAATGTATCATCTCTAGTTTGTTGAGCCTTTTCTCTCAACAAAAGATTCATAGTAGAGAATACCTGTAGATCTAATAGATCTTCTATAACTTCTCTACGATTTATTGTAGACAATTGCATGAATGGAGTGAATGATGCACTTCCTAAAACAACTATTTGAGAAAACGATTTATGATTCAATTTCAAAATTTGTTTTTCTAACATCTCCTGATAATCTTTTGCTGCTGCATCTTGATTAATCATTTTATCATTTTGCCATACTTCAAATATTAAAGGTTTAATTCCTCTTCTTATAGAATAATTATGCTTACCAATTTTAAATTCAACAATAACCTCAGCATTACGAGCATTAATTGTATTAACTAATTGTGACTTTGTAATTTTTCTAAATGCTCTTCCATATAAAGCTAAAGATAATGCATCAAGTAATGTCGATTTACCTGCACCATTTTCACCTACTATCAAAGTTGTTTTGGATCTATCAAGATCAACTTCTGTCCAAGTGTCTCCGGTTGACAGAAAATTTTTCCACTTGATCGATTTAAATTTTATCATATTGTATTAAGTGCTTCCGTGTATAGTTCTCTCATTAAATTAGAAAGTGCTTGTTTATCTGTATTATCGTTTGTAATTGATTCTACATATTTGTTTAATATTGTTAATGTATCTTCTGCTTCATCGACTAAATTACCATCATCCTCTAAATCTAAATGTAAATGATCTTCAACTACTTGTAAATGAGCTGGTCCAGCTTTCTCAATTTTTTCAACATACATATCAAAATAGTATGGATTTGTCTTATCTTTTATTATTAATTTTATAAAACAATCATTTAAGTGACTAAAGTCTTCTTCAATTATACCAGTGGTATCTATATTGTTATCATTATACCACATCTTATGAAACATATTATATGGATTCTTAATAAAAGTCAACTCTCTTGTATCTGTATCAAATAAATGAAATCCTTTTTCATCATTCCAATCAGACCATATCATTTCATAAGGAGCTCCTAAATATGTAATATTTCCTTTTGATGATTTATGATGATAATGTCCTGAATATACTATATCAAATTTTTTAAATATATCAGGATCATCCCCATGATCACTAACAGAGCCTCTAAACCATTCAAAGCCAATTAATTCAAGATGGCCCATAAGAACTTGAGACTTTGTATTGTTTATAAGATTTAAAGAAGCCTCTTCATTTTCATGATTTATCCAAGGCATCATACATATATCTAAACCATCAATATTAATATCTGTTGGATTAGTATATGATGTTATATTGTTATAACTTTTTAATAATAATTCAACACTATTGCAATCATTCGTATTTTTGAAATATGCATTGTGATTACCAACTAATGAATGTAAAGTAATATTCCTTTTATCTAATACATCATAAAACATTTCTTTAGCTGACTGCAATGAAAAATAATTTATATATTTTCTTCTATCAAACGAATCACCAAGATCGATTATAGTTGTTATATTATTATCTTCTATTGTTGGAAAAAATATATCTTTATAAAATTTTTTATAGTATTCTATGAATTTAATATTATCATTTCTTATGCCAAAATGCTGATCAGTTATCAGTGCTATCTTCAATTATAACTCCACTAGTATTATTCTCATTTGCTTTACTACGTCTTTGTTCTTTCTTTTCAGCTTCCTTATCCTCAAATGCTTTTATAAAATCAGTCATATACTCATTCTTTAAATCTATATAAGCAGGTTTAATAGATTCATCCATATGTTCTGATTGTGTTACAATGTCGTCCAAAATCATACTGTTTTCAATAGACTTATGTCTAATATACATTTGTTTCTTTTCTTTTTGAATTCTTCTAAGAAAAGCAAAATATATTATTTGTGTAAAATATGCAAAAGGATTTTTAGATTTATCGGGATTAAAATTGTTTAAATAATTAATACAATTCTCTAGTCCATCTGATATCATTTCTTCTCTAAATGTATAATTAATAAAGTTTGGTTTTCTAGATAGTCTATTAGCTATTTGATGTAAACAGACTCCTACGTATTCAGGTACTCTAGGTTCTTCGTCTCCTCGTTTAGCTGCTTCTCTTCTTAAATCTCTATATTCAACAAGCGTAGCAAATAATCTCTTATTATCAACATAATGTACTTTGGCCATTTTAATGAAATTTCTTTTTATCTAGGGTTAATAATTTAAAAAATTCTTCAAGATCTTGTCGGTCACCAGAAAATGTTTCTGCAGATATAGAAGAACCTTTATTATAGCTCTTATCTTCGTTAGTGTCAACATAAATATCTCCTGCTTCAAATTCCTTATCCACAACTGAGGTGTATTGTTCAATAATAGTATCATGTATATTTGTATAGCTATTAATAACAAAATCTGTATTAACTGTAACAGTATCACCTCTTTTAATTTTACCAAAAGCCTGCCATGGTCCTACTAAAGCATATACTATTCTTCTACCATTGTTATTTAAAATATATAACCAAGGATCCTCTACAATTAGCATTTTGGATTGATATACAGGATTACGTGCTATAATGTTTTCCCCATTAGTAAGTTTTAAACAAATATATTTCTCATTCATTTTTATACCTTTATATTGATTGTGTATATTTTATACTCAAACTTTTCTTCATTATATGTTTTAAGTCTTTCAGCAAAATGTTGTATTGTATAATTATGTTTACTTTTATATGTCAAATCATCAGCTATATCATATAGTGTAGCTGATAATTTTGAATCACTTTTTCTAAGTCCTCTACCTATTGATTGTAAATTTCTTATTCTTGATTTAGTTGGACTTGCAAAAATAATATTATGTAAGTTCTTTATATTTATTCCTGTCGAGAATGTTCCAAAAGATGCAACAATTATAGCATCTTTATCTTCTTCTACTAAAGCTCTTATATCTTCTCTATCATTAGCTTTTATATCTCCTGATACATAATATACTTGTCTTGGAAATATAGTATTATTTATTTCTTTTTTAATATCATTATACAACACTTTGCCATGTTTGTCAACGAATTGAAACAATAAAAGTGTATTTCCTTTTAAGGATAAAACTAAGTTTTTTATAAATGTATTTCTGGATAATAACCTTACTATATAATCCATTTCATCAGCATATGTTAATTTTATAACATGCTTTCTAATATCTTCTGGATATTGTAATACAATTGCTTTTATTTTAAAATTGGATAAATGACCTTGATCAATTAATTCTGCTGATGAGGTTACTTTTTTAACTGCTCCAAACAAACCTTCTAATACTAATTTATGCGTTTGAGTTCCATCTAATGTTCCAGTAAAACCAAATCTATATTTACAATTATCTAATTTTGTCATTATAGATGTTAGGGATTTAGATTTAAATAAGTGTGCTTCATCCCCTACAACAACATCGAAATCTCTGAACCAAGTCTTTGGTTGTTTGTATATAGATTGCCAAGTTGTAATAACTATGGGGGAATTAATCTGCTTCTTCCATTCCTTCGATTCTGACGCGGTTATGACGGTACAATCGCCATGATAACCGTACTCAATAAAGTCTGACTGCATTTGATAAACAAGTGATGTTGTAGGAACAATTATTAGTTTACACCCTTTATAATATTGAGTCAACAAATATATTATTAATGATTTACCTGACGCTGTTGGAGATAATAATAATGATCTATTATTTCTAACTGCATGTATAAATGCATCAATCTGATAGTCTCTAGGAACATATTTTAAGTTGAGTGATTTAATGAATTTTAATGCATCATTTTTATCATAAATGTTTCCAGATAGTGCTGGATCTAATTGTACAGTATATTGTCGTTCTTGAGCAAATGTATAAACATAATTTTGTAGGCCTGCATATAATAATTGTGTAGCTACATTATATAATCTTATTTTTCCATCCCATACCTTATTACGTACTTGAGGCATAAACTTTGCCCCTGGTACTACAAATGTAAAAAATTCATTTAGCTCATAACCAATACCAGCATCTACATCTAATCTAATAAATGCTTCATTGTAATACTTAATATTAATCATATACCAACTTTAAATTTTTCCCAATCGATAGCTGATTTAATATTGAATCCTCTGCTTGTAAGTGATTTGATTATATTTTCTAAAAATTCTACTTTTTCTTTTGCTAGAAGTACTTTCATATTATGTTCGATTATTTGTTTATCAGAATCAATATATAAATTGATATCTTGTTTTAGTATTTTTAATGGATTGGGTTCCCATCCACGCTCATTCAATTCATCTATATCCATATGGCCAAGAAAATAATCCCATTTTTGTTTATACAAAATTTTATAATCAATTTCAAGTTTACGTAATTTTAATCTTTCCATTGAAAAAATTTTATAATACTTAGCATGAAGTTGTGTTATTTTTAATGACTCCTCTCCAAGTTCAGTTCGATCTATTTTAGAGTCAGCGGTCCATAATGTTATTATTTCATCAATATTCATATTATATCTTTCGAGTATATAATATTATAATATAGTAATATAGGTTAAAAGTCAAGTAATTTTTTCTAATTCAAATAAATTAAATCTAAAAGATGCTGTTGCTTCAACAAATGGCACATCAGTAGCTCTATTGTCAAATTGAAGATCACTTATGTTTGTTGGATATAATTGAAAAAACTTAGCTTGCATATTTGGATTACTATGACTTGTAAATATAGTTAGTGTACCATCTGCATACAATCCATCTCCAGTTCCAACTTCTTTGTTATTTAGTGACTTGAACTGATCAAAGTTTTCTGGATATCCAACTGCTACAATCCAATTATATAATTCTAAATAATTAGTCATATCTTCATCTACCATAAATGTAATAACCAATTCACCAAAAGTCAAGTGATCGCCTGGGATAGGTATTTTAATGAAAGGTGTATCTTGTCCTTGAGTTTCTCCTAATGAAATGTTAGGTAGATTTACTGACTGACACATATATGAGGTGTGAGGTAATTTTTTAATATCTAATCTAAATTTTAAACTTGATAGAAAATTTTTATTTGCTGGAGCTTGTGATAGTACACTCATTATATTATCCTACTAATTATATTATATGTATATTTATACATAAAAAAAGGGTGGCAAAAGCCACCCTTTGAATATTAGTAAACTAACATTACATGATGTTTGTAACCATTACTCTTCTGTAATATACATTAGAGTCTTTTGTTAAAGCACCATTACCAGCTGTTGCACCATCAGCAAATGGATTCGCTACAACACCATAACGTGTCTTAAATCCAATTTTTGGTTGAAAGGTGTTCTCGCCTACTGCACGAACCATTTGTAACGGTACGTATGGGCAATAAAACAGACCAGCATCAAATGCACTTGAACCTTTGTATCCTAATGTGTAGTAGTTACCTGTTGTATATGGATCAATATATACTCTGTAACGACCATTAAGAACTCCAGCAAATGTATTTCCTGTGTCATCTATGTCTAAGTTGTTGCTATTTAAAGCTGGTGTATAATCTAAAACACCTGCCATTTGTAATGCAGAAGCAACATCGGAAGAACAGATTAACACGTTACCTTTCCCTCTTCTTGTATCTTTTGCAATTTGGTTAGCATCTCTTTCAATATTGAACATTAGTCCCTTGAACTTTTCAACTGACCATCTACCATTTGAATCTGTATCTAGATCAAATGTACCTGGGTTAGTTGTATCTGTTTGAGCACCTTGCTTAGCAGTAATGTTGATAGTTCTAATGATTTCTCTATTGATTTCAGCTAAAATTTCTGTTGAAAGAATATTTGATAATTCTGTTTCAGCATCTAAACCATGGATAGCTTTTAAGTCTTGTGCTAATTCCATTGTGTATTCAGCTTTAAGAGCTCTTGAACCAGCTGTTACTGATACCTTCTCAATTGAGAAAGCCATTTCAGCAAATGCAACGTTTCCTGATGAACCTAAACCTTCAGCTTGTGAAGTAGCCATTGCGTCACCAAAGTTATACAATCCAGCTTCAGCATTGTTTGCTGTTGCAGGAGCTGTTCCAACATGCTTGTCACCAAGTGTATTAGCACTGGCTGTTACTGTTGAAAATGTTGTATCTGCTTCGTTGTAGAAAACCTCATTACCTGATTGGTCAGTTTGTCTTGAACGCATTGCAAAGATTAATCCTGTTGGACCAGTCATTGGCTGGACACCACATAAGTCATATGCAACTAAGTTAGGCATTGCTCTTCTAACTAAACTGATTAATACTGGATCGTAATTGTCGATACCAGCACCAGTTGCGTTAACAGGAGCTGCTTCTGATAATAGTGATTGAGTTGAATAAGTAGATCCTTCTCTAAGAGCTACTTCAGTGTTCTCAAGTAGTTGAGCTGTAACAGACCTTTTATGGGCATCTTTGATCTCAGGCAGATCATTATGCTCAATTATTGGCTGCCACTTTTTTGATAATGTTTCTGTTAACATAATTGTCTCTCCCTTTAATTAACAGTTATTCCGTATTATTTATCTTTTTACGGTTCTTGTAATGGCTGCGGCATAATTTGACATTGTAGGATCGCTAGATACCTTCGTTGTCTCTTCATCAGTTTCGATAGGCTCTTCGTCCACAGACTCAGTAACCAATTGCTTTTCACCAAAATAATTTTCCTTGATTATTGTTACCTTCTTGGAAAATTCATCTATAGTTGATGCATCAATGCCTTCAACTAATGATTGTAATTTTTCTTTTTGAGTATCAACTAAACCATTTGAAGCTTCAATGATAACATCTTTTCTTTTATACTCTTCAACAACTTGTTGTAATTGTATTTTAGATTCAATTTCTTCATTTAGCTTTGCTTCTGATTCTTCTAAAGATGTTGCTAATTCAGCAGCTACATCTAATTTGTCATCAGAAATCTCTATATGGTTTTCAACGAAAAGTTTCTTTAAACCGGTCATTAAACTTTCGGCAATCTCTACTTTAAAATTTGATTCGATTGCTACTTCGTTATCTTTGACCCATTCTTCAGTTACATAGTTCAGATAATGATCTACTCTTGTAGCAGTATCTTCTTCTATATCTTTTTTCATTTCATCGATCTTTGACTCAAACTCTTCTTCAATTCTAGCTGTCTCTGCTATTACTTTAGCATTAACTGCAGCTGAGAAAATTGTTTCAGCTTTCTCTCTGAAATTTTCATCTAAATCTGTTCCAAACATATCATCGATATCTTCTTTGTATGTTACGGATTTAGCATCCCCTTTGGGTTTAATTGAAGCTGCATTTTTTCCCATCATGCTGCTATGAAGTTTCGTAAGATCTCCTTTAGACATCTTATTACCTTTTATCACCATTGCGGCTATCATTTGAGATTTGGATTGTCCAGGTGTCTTATCATCTAGTTTAGGCGTAGATTTATCACCAGCAGACTTATCAGCTTTTCTTGAATTATTTTTTGTTGCAGTAGGCTCAGGCACTTCTGAAGGCTCACCAGTGGCCTTAAACTCGTCTAGCTGCTCATCCTCTGCAATTTGCTCTAGTTCTTTATTAGACATTTAAAGACTCCCTTATAAAGTAAATATCTTTCATAGTATTTATACATTTATGAAATTAGCGATTTCAGAAACTTATCAAACAGTCTGAGCTTCTGCTCACTGAGCTCTTTTACAGAACGATTACCTGTCTCCAGAATTTCTTCAACTACTTGTTGTGCTTTCCAGCTTCCATCTATGTTTACCCATTCAACACCTTCCATAATACCTTTTACAAAAGCATCAGGAGCTGATGGATCAGCAACAATATCAGCTGCTGTGGCAAGATGAAAATCATCCTGCACTTGCATGATTCCATTTTTATTATTTAATGAACCCATACCTCTTGAAGAAACTGCTAACTCACAGTTTTCTTTCATTAAGTTTTTTACGATTGTACCATATGGTGTTTCCATAATTTTAGCTTTACCTACAATATTTGGACCATCAGGTTTTAAATCAGTTATCTTGTGAGATACTCTCTCTAAGTTTATTGTTGGTCCACTTGGATGACCAAGTTCACCAAAAGCTCTATTCTTAGTTACCATCTCTTTATTATATCTTGCTGTTTCTTTAATTAATACTTCTTTAGGATACATTCTACCATTACGGTTTTTTATGTCTCCTTGCATAAAAATGCCTTCAATAAAAAAACTCTTTTCACCTTTATCATCTTCTTCTTGTAATATTTTTACATCTTCAACGCGTTCAGTAAAAAGTTTCATTTTACACTCCTATTGTGAGACAGTTGCAGCAAAATCTAACATCTTCATAAATGATACATCACTTTCCTCAAGTGACTTAATGAAAATTTCCAAATTCTTATCTGCTAACTCTTCTGATACAGCAATTAGTTTAGATGCTGTTTCCACATCTACATCTAGTACTTTACCATCTTTGAAAGTAATTTGTAGTGGTGTATCTGATTCAACAACTTGTCTTAATGAATCTATAATACCCTCTGTAATCTCTTCTTCGTTTTCTTCATATACTTCTTGATCTTGACCATCTTTATATCCAGATATTTTAGAATGATCTTGCTTCATTGTATTTCCATTAAGTATGTCCCAGATTTTCTTACCATCTTGAAATGGTGGATATGTATCCTGGACGACATGCTTATCTTTAAAGTTTTTATCTCCTTCACTCTCTGGTTGAGCTACTTCAGAAATTATGTCTTTTAGTAATTTAGCCATCAGTTTTTTCCTCCGACTCTTCGTCGTTTGTTGTAGGCTGATCTTCTTCTTGTTCTAAATCTTCTTCATCATTATCATCTTCTGATGTTTCTTCTGCGTCTATTTCAGCTTCCTCTTCAGGAGTCAATTCAGCAGTTTCTATATCATCATTTTCTTCTTCATTTTCTTCTTCATTTTCTTTTTCACGTTCATCTGCAACATTAGCAAATTGGTTAATGAAATCTCTTTTTTTACCAGCTATAGTATCTCTCACTCTATCTAACATTGCATCATTAAAATCATTAACGATTCCAACTGGTTTTGCATTAACAGCATTCTGTACTATCTTTAGAGCTTTATCAGTGTATTCAGCCATAATTATTATCTCTCCAAATATTTATTTATATAATTTGATTATCCTAACTCTTCTTGATCTGGATCTTGTTGTCCTTCTTGACCTATTTGTTTTTCCATATCTTCAATTTCTTCTATATTTAAGTTTAATACGTGCTTCTTAATATAGGCTTCTGAAAAGTATTTACCAACAAATGGATCAATATCATTTAGAGTTTGTAATCTTTCTCTCAATATCTCTGTTTTCTTTAGTTCTGCAAAATGATTATCAGATACAAAATCATAATTAATTTTATCTTTCATCATTCTCCATTCATCCATAGTCATAATACCTTTTAATGATACTTGCTTTTCCATAATACTATCAAATACTTCAGTAAATTTTAATCTTAATCTACCAACAAATTTTGAAAATTTAAGTTCATCTCTTGATATTTCTGATGCCCTACCTAATGTAAAACCAGCTTCTGGTTCTAATCTTGATATAGGAACATTTAATGACTTGTACATTTTTTTCTGGAAGTAAATAACATCATCCATTTCGCCTAAGTTAGTTCCTCCAGCTAATGTTGTTATTTCAGTTCCTCGGCCACCTTCTCTTCTTGGTAACCAAAAGTCTTCTAACATAGTCATAAATTTACGATCATCACGAACTTCACCAGTCTGTGCATCATATACTAATCTGTTTTTATGCTTTGTCATCATATCTCTTAGATATTGCTCAGCCTTCATTTTAGGAAGATTACCAACATCTATATAAAATATTCTTCTTTCAGGTGCTCGTGATATTCTATATATCACTGATGCATCTTCTAATACTTGTAATTGATTCAATGGTTTGATAGCTTTATGTAAATGACCAATAACTAATTTATTGTTTTCATCCATAATACCAGATGTAGTATGAGATATTGAATCTTTAGATATTTTTATTCCAGACCTATTACCCATACCAGGTTGTATCTCAACCATAGTTTTCTTATTGTTAAATCCTTTTTCATTAAAAATATAATATTCATTTTTAATATCTGTAACTACTACTTGACCCTTTTTTCTTTTAGCTATCTCTTTAACTTTTCTTATTTTACGTGGATCAATATATCTTAATTCTTGTATACCAGCTGAAGGATCTCTTTCATCAATTATGATATGAAAGTAAATTCTTCCATCAATATACCATCTTCTAAATACATCATATGCTTTTGATTCCATCTTTAGCATTCTACAGACGTTATCAAATTCATCTCTAATTTTTGTTTTTATATTATTCGATAGTTTAGTAAAATCAAGATTGATATCAACGACCTTTTCATTTTGATCTGATACAATTGCTTCATTAACAATATCATCAACGGCAATCTCCACATCTGGATTCATAGCCATTTTTCTATATCTTGATACTAATTCAGCTTCATTTTTTGCTGCACCCTCTAAATCAACGTATTGTCCATAGGCACCACCTGCAGCGATAGACATTGCTCCATCGTTTTCTTCAGGGGCAACAAAAGATTGAATTTGGGGTTGTGTGTTGTCTTTACGTTTTATCTCAAAACCAAATAGCTCAGCCATAATATCTCCTAAGTAGTTTAGAAGGGGGGATTAAACCCCTTCTCACTATTTATCTTATATACCACCAGCGTCGCCGGTAGGTCCAGATACTGTCCAATAATCATATTGAAACTCAATCTGAAATTCTTCAATTTGATCTACAGATTCCCAACTTACTTCAATTTCAGTAATAAGAGTTGGAAATAATCCATTAAACTCATATGTACGAACTGGAGTACCTGTTTTTGAATACTGTACGACCTGTGCTTGTGCTTTGTACAAACTTGGAGCAGAACCTCCAGTTGTACGTAAATTTCCTTCAAGTGAGTTAATAGAATTTACCCACTGCTCCATTGAATTACGGATAAGAAAATCTTCGTCGTTTATTACTGTAACCGTCCAAGGATTAAAAACCCTATCACCTGCTAGTCTAACTTTTCTACCAAAGTATGGTACTTCAATAATTCCTAAAGTTGATGCTGGTAATTGAGCAGTTTTAACCAAGAATGGTACCTTCAAATCTGCTGTAGCGTTGGCAGGGTTTTGAATAGTCACTTGGAATAGTGACTGTCTAGCTCCACCAAGGGCTAATTGAGATCTTATTTCATTTATATTAAAAGCCATTTCTCTCTCCTATCCCTTAGAATTTACCAATGATTTCGGAGAACTCAACGCCTGTTCTAACTGCTACAAAGTTGAGTTGAATAAAATTGATAGATTTTGCTGGCTTAATATATATGTCAGCTATAAATTCATTTCTATCAATCACTTCACCAGTATTGTTTGTTCCGTCACAAACTACTGCGAAGTCATATATTCCTCTTCTTCCTTGTACATCTCTTAGGAATGGTTCAACTAAATTTTTGAATTGTGCTCTAGTAAACTCATCGTTTAATTCAAACAATGAAAACTTAGCAGCTGTCGCAATTGCCTTTTCAAGAACAATGAACAATCTTCTTACATTGATTCTATCGAATGCACTTGGCTTACCTAATAATGTTTTGTCTCCAAATAAGATTGTACCCTGACCTGGAAAATTTACTATTGGGTTTATATCTGCTTTATAAAGCACATCTCTATCTGCTTGTCTAGGATTATAAGGCAATTTAACAATGTTTTTAATAATACCTCTATTATAACCTGCTGGTGAAAACCAAGGATCTCTTAAATCATCAGTTCTTACTGCAAGTCCAGCTACGTCACCATTAAAAGGTACATATCTATATACATCATTATACTTATCATATTGGTACTTATATCCTGAATCTAATACAGCATATGAAGAAGCTGTTAATGAATTTCTAAATGCAACTGAATCTGTTGCTTCATCTCCAGCATTATTAATAACATCTGCTCTATCTGGTGATATAAATGCTACACAATCTTTTCTTGATTCACAAATATTATCAATTATATAATTTGCAAGACCAGTATTATTAGTACCGTTTGTTGCTTTACCTTGTAAGATCATTGATACATCTACGTCTGCACCATCTTTATATAAATTATATCCAACAGCTAAATCTGCTAATGATATTGAAGATTCACTTGCTGAATCAACACCTCCTGTTAAACTTGATGTTAATGGAGCTGTTGTACCTAGAGCTGTCATATTAACAGCTGTATTTACGTAAGCAGATCCACCTCTATGATTCACTGCCCATACCCATCCTGACCTATTATTGATGGCTGTAGTATAATATATGTATGATCCATCTGGAGATTTTGCATCTGATGCTCTTGACAAGCCTTCAAATACTTCAATAACTTGACCAGATGTTCCAGTAATGTCACCATCTTCATCAACTACTACTACATGGATTTCATCGCCTGCTCCACCTTTAGTTGTAGTCCATGATGTTGTTCCTGGAGCACCATTCACGTTATTGTAAAATTCCCATTTTCTAACAGCGTTACCTGTAAAGTCTGTACTTAAAGTAAATTTAGATTTGAATGTAATTACAGATGTGTTTACTCCTGTAACTTTCATATCTTGTATACCAATTGTACTGTTACCTACTGGAATTATATCTCCAATATTAACTACTGTAGATTCATCATCTGTAGTGTTTGCTGTTGTACTACCAACACCTATTACTATTGTATTGGCTAGAGCTGAAGAAAAAGCATCAGCAGTATCACAAATCGATACTTTAATACTATTACCTAATACTCCTGGATACTTTGCTGCATAGGTTAATGCTGATTCTGAAAATGTGCCATTTTCAAATGTATCTTCGTTTTTAATAGTTACTGGTGTTGCTCCAGATACTACTGCGTTCTTTGCGTTTGTGTCAACAATCCTTGTCACATATAATGCATTACCATATGCTAAAAAGTTTGCTGCTGTAAAAAATGTTTCGAAGGTGCTGTTGTTAGGCTTACCAAATCTGGCAACTAATGCTGCTTCAGAATCAATAAGTACTCTTTCTTCTACTGTTCCCCAGTTAAAAACGCCTGCAATAGCGCCTTCAGTCGTTGAGACTGCTGGGACAACTGTAGTAAGATCGATCTCACTAACTTTTACACCTGGGCTAACTTGGAATCCCATTTCATGTCTCCTTCTAGTGTATAATCAAAAGAATTCTATACGTATTTATCATATTGAGTGATTAGAAGACTCTGTCACCTGTCTCCCAATCTATAACTTCCATACCACCTGATTCATTATGATAATCATGTCCATCCGATATAATTCCAAATGGTGATACATTTTCTTCAATGTATCTCAAATTTTGTTGTTCAATATCTCTTCTTATATCTATGTTTGTTAGTTCTTTGAAGTATTCTTGATTAGCTAACCAACCAAATAATACCATACACATCATTAAATCATCATGATAACCTTCTTCTGCTTCCCATGATTCACCCTTTGAAATAAATCTTGTCATTTCCTCTAACAACGGATAATCAACAAATAATAATTTATTTCCTTCTATCAATGTCTTCAATTGAAGACATCCAACTCGTTTGACTTGTTTAGTAGTTCTTACCCCTAAATATTGTTGACCTATGCCTCCAAAACCTGAACTAAGTACCTGACCTGCTCTACCTCTAGCTGCTGACATTAATATGTTTGGAGCCTCTAAATCTTGCTGCATTGTCGATGCAACAGCCATTCCAATATCATTTGATTCTATTAAAACATATGCTTCATTATACAACTTTTGAAACTCAAATACAACATTTGGATACACCATAGGAGCTATTTCTTTATTTTGATAGCAAGCTACTACTCTATATGGTATTTCAGATACATCTAATATAATGAATGCAGAATAATCCCCCATAGTTCCTCTAGCTGTATCAACTATAATTGTGTATATATGATTCTCTATTGCCTTTTCATATATTCTAACATGCTCATTTTGTTGAATAGGATTTTTATACACTAACATCCTTAACTTTGAAGGACTTATCAAAGTATTACTTGAACCAATAAATTCACATTCAAATTCAATTCTGAATTGATCTTCAGAAGTATTCATTATTGTTTCTTGTTTCCATTTATCATCACGTCCTGGAACATCAGACCAATGGACATCTATTCTTTTATAACTATTTCTATTCTCTTCAGAATTGACCCACAGTTTATAAAATAAATTTAAACCATTGGGAGTAGATGTGATTAATACTTTAGATGTTTGCCCTGAAGATATTGTTGGATAAACTGATGAAAAGAATTCTTCTTGAATGTGAGTAGGTACGAATGCAAATTCATCTAAGTAAATTAAATTATATGATCCACCTCGAACAGAACTTGCAGATGTTGAAGCTGCTAATATTTTAGAGCCATTTTCTAATTCTATATTACCTTTATTCCATTCAACTATACCTTGTTGTAACCACCTAGGAAGATGTTCAAATGCTAATTGTATACGTGCTAATATATCTCTTGATTGAGCTGATTTGTGAGCTAATATAGCAATATTAAAATTCTCATGAAACATTGCATACCATAATATAGTAGCCCCTACAGTTGTTGTTTTACCAGACTGTCGTGGCATTTTACATATAACAAATCTTTCTTCTGTGACTAAATTAACTATGTCTTCTTGAAAGTCATATAAATTAAAATCAACAAGACCATCATCTATATTAACAATTTTTATATATTTTTTAATAAAATAGACTGCATCTTTAGAGCATTTAATAAATTCTTGTATTTGTTCTTCAGTGAACTCAACTGGAACATTAGCTCTTTTTAAATTAGGATTCCCTAAATAATTTTCTCGTTCATTCATCTGATACTGTTTTCTTGATTAATTTTTGTAAGTCATTAGTGCTACCAACAAATAAATTATTGTTTATTGTTTTTGGTCCAGTTGCTCCGTCTAAATCTCTTTTACGTTTTTGTAACTCTAATAAATCTTTATTTGCATCTGATAAGGCTCTAACAAGAATTGCAGCTACTTCATATGTTCTTGGGTGTTGACTTTGTTGAGCCAATTCAACTATCCCATTAAGAGCATCTTGTCCCCTTTCAATTATACCATATAAGTTTTCCCTAGCATATTGAAAATCATTATCAGAAGAGTTTGTTGATTGTTTTAATTTAGATGTTGCATCATATAGTTCAGTTTTGACATTGTTTATGTCATCCATATTCAAAGCATCACTTATTTCTTTAGCCATTATTTATATCCGATCGAGTCACAATTATACCAGAATTAGCATTTACATCAATTAATGATCTATCAACAGTCACTGCTGAATTAGTAGTTGGATTTCCATTTGCATCTAATCCTGGTGTTATAACAATACGATCACCATCAATTGGATTAGTATTAGAAGTGTTAAAGCTACTTGTAGTATTTATATCTTCAAATATATTTGTATTTGCAAGTGTTATTATACTTGAGTTTGAAGATACAGGACCAAACAAATAACCTTTAACGACAAATTCTAATGTATGTATAATTGCTCGTCTTGTTTCAAAATCTCCTTCATATGTATCCTCAGTTGAAAATCCTTGAAATACTATTGGTATATCAAAAGGCATATCCATTGTATCTAACAATTTAATTGCTACTGTATATTCAGGAGTAAAGAAAGGAATAATTTGTTCAATTATTCTGAGTCCATCTTCTTCATTCTTTACCATTATATTTAATTGAAAGTTTATATCAAAAGGAGTTGGAGTGAATACAGATTTAATAGTATTAATTGATCCACTTGTAGTTTGAGAAAACTTACGTGTGGGATTTAATCTTCTAGCAGAGTCATAATTAAAACCTGTCATTTCAAAAGACATTCTTGGTAATTGAATAGCTACTTGTCTTGTTAATGCTGGATCTTCTTGGGTTCTAACTAAATATTTTTGAGAAGGCCCATAATTTACAGGTACTCTCATAGTTTGTTTTACTATACCTTGCTGTTCCCTATCTATTTCAATATCATTAATTAGTGTACCAAACATAACAATATATTTTCTTAGCAATCCATTATAAAATTTTTGTCCTAACATTATTCTATTTCTCCGAATGGATTCTTCTCACTGAAATCTAGTATACCTGCTGCATCGAGTTGAAATTCATCAGATCTATCAGTTTTATCTGTATCTCTTATAGAGAATCCATCATTGATAATTTCAACTGATCCCTCAGTAACAAATTTTGTTCCATCTTCCATTGCTATTACACTCTTTGCTAATGCAAATGGTATTGATAATTGTTCTTCAGCCTTGTCTATATCTTGTATACCAGTATTGAGTTGCTCATTACTATATTCGAATAATTCACAAACAATATCATATGTTTGTAAAGAACCCATTTGATAGAAAATAGATTCATGTTCAACATATTTAACTTCATATAATTTTTGATTCATATTAAAGTGAATAAGATCTCCTTCATGAGGTAGATTTTGAAATGTTGTTTGAGATATATCTTGTTCAAATCGTCTTTTAGCTACTGTAAATGTTATTCTATCTCTATATTCCAACCCAAATCTACTAACAAAATCTCCTTCACCTTCAAATCCCTCAACATTTTTTATGTATACTTCAATTAAATATGTGTCTTCAAATTTAGTCAATGTATCTTCATTGAATACATCATCTAAATCCACTACTGCTCTTGGCAAATAATAAACTTCATGGCCATACATTTTAATTGATTCTATAATTAAATCTT